ACGATCGATGGCGGCTGCCGTCTGGCATCGCAAAGGCGTCGTCGTGCTGTTCCCCGATCAAATCCTCTCATGGGTAGAACGCGGCCTCATAGAAGCCGCGGCTGCCAAACTCTATGGCCCCCGGAGACAAGAGCATGCAGAACCGCGTCGTCGTTGAACTGGACCTCGATGAAACCGTGGAGCGAGGCGGGCAGGGCATTACGCCAGCCACCTACAGGCTACACGCGCGCACGCGGTTTGTTTCGGTTGCGAGGCCGCAGCATACGGCGCCCGAGGTTGGCGATCCTTGGTGCGAATTGACCGTCCGCGCTCGGCTTCACCGCATGGCTGATGTATTTAAGCGTCTGCCTCACACAAGCGACACCAGGCCTGGAGGCTACAAGTCCTGCATGCCTGACCCGGTACGGGAACTGTTCAAAGACCTACCTGGCGAGCCTATGCGCCTCGGTGTGGCCGCATCGGACATGTCTGCCGCTCGGCAGGCATTGGATGGCTTGTGGATGCTTGACCGCGAGGGGCTGATCGTCGCGTGGGGCATTGCCGCGCGGTTGTCGGATCGCCGTGTGGCCAAAGAGCTTGGCTGTCATCACACGACAGCGGCAGCGCGAAAGCAGGACGTTCTTGGCCTTTTGGCCGCTAAATGAAATCTGCTGGGCAGCATCCCAGACCAAACCGACATCAAGGACGCTGCGGCGTTTCTTGACAGAAGCAGGGACTAGCCAGATTAGCCAAAATTTGGTACATTTTTTGATAAGTGGCGCGGATTGCATTCGCGCCTTTTCTTTTTTGAGGTCGGCATGCTTCAGATTTCTGTAAGCGCCGATGCCGACAGGCTATTTGCCGCGGTCAGCAAATTGCGATCCGATAAGCTGCCACGGGCGTTGATGAACGCAGCCAATGAATTAGGCCGCATTGTCCATGGCGGCACCAAAGGCGAAGGCGGCCTTGTTGGCGAGATGAAGAAACGGTTCGACCGGCCGACAAAGTGGACGCTAAACAGTCTGCGCTTCAAGCTGGCCACTATGGATCGCCCTGAAGTCCGCATATGGATCATGGACTTCGCTAAGAAGGGCGCCTCGGCTGACGAGTACCTAACGCCGCAAATCAAGGGCGGGCAACGCGGTCGCAAGCGCCATGAGCTAAAGCTTATCAGCGCGGGCATCATGCCTGCCGATATGTGGGCAGTGCCGGCAAGCAGCGCGCCGCTTGATATTTATGGCAACGTGCCGATGCAGTTCATTAACCGCATCTTGCACGATGTGCGGGCCATGGGTGAGCAGACGGCCAAGCGATCGTACCGCAAGCGGACGGGCTGGAGGCGCGACAACTACTTCTTTGCTGCGCCCAAGGCGCACTCGATGCACTTGCGGCCTGGCATCTATTGGCACTTAAGCGGGGCAATTATGCCCGTTATGATCTTTACGCGGTCGCCGTCCTATACCGTGCGCTACCCGTTCTATGAAATTGGCCGCGATATATACAATCGAAACAAGGACAAGGTGATCGCGCGTCATCTTCAGGCGGCGCTGTCGAGCAATAGCTAGGCGTTTTCTTCAATGGCGGGAGAAAAGAACGTGACGCAGCAATGGCCTGCCGACGCTGTCGAGCGGCGCAAGGTTTCTGACCTTACACCGTATGCTCGCAATGCTCGCAAGCATAGCGACAAGCAGATCGAGCAGATCGTCGCCAGCATCAAGCAGTGGGGCTGGACAATTCCCATCCTGGTTGATGAGGATGGCACCATCATTGCTGGCCATGGCCGCTTGATGGCCGCCAACAAGATGGGGCTTGATGATGTCCCGGTGATGGTGGCGCGTGGCTGGACGCAGGCGCAAAAGCATTCCTACGTGCTGGCGGACAACCAAATAGCCACCAATGCTGGCTGGGATCAGGAGCTGCTGGCCCTTGAATTGGCCGACCTGAAGCAAGCCGATTTTGATCTGACGGTTCTTGGCTTTTCCGACCGCGAAATCAATAGAAGCCTGCAATCGTTGCTGCCGGAAACGGCTGACTCGATCCTTTCAGAGGATTTGCAGTTCCGCGTGGTTGTCGATTGTGCCAGCGAGGACCAGCAGGCCGAGCTGCTATCTAGGCTTGAGGCGGAAGGTTTGAAATGCCGAGCATTGATCTCGTAGTCGAAACGGCTGTTTCGTCGTCGCCGCGGGCGCGTCAGCTTGAAGCAATGTTTGATGTGCCGCCGCAGGAAAAATCCACGCGGACGTGGAAGGGCGAGCTGCCAATTGACGAGCGCGACTGGAACGTCGGCCTGATTGTTGGCCCGTCTGGTTGCGGCAAGTCCACGATTTTGCGCGGTGTGTTCGGCGATCCACCCGAGCTTGAATGGCGAGGCGCGTCGGTTATTGACGATTTTGCCGCGTCGCTGCCCATGAAGGACGTCGCCGCAGCTTGCCAGGCGGTTGGTTTCAACACCATTCCGGCATGGCTGCGCCCCTATGGCGTATTGAGCAACGGCGAGAAGTTCCGCGTTGAGATGGCCCGGCGCCTGCTTGAAGAGAGTGGCATTATCACCGTGGATGAATTTACTTCGGTAGTGGATCGCCAGGTCGCGCAGATTGGCGCGCATGCGGTCCAGAAAAGCGTGCGCCGTAGCGGAAAGAAGTTCGTGGCGGCGTCCTGCCATTACGACATCATCGACTGGCTTCAGCCCGACTGGGTGTTGGAGCCGGCCACGATGTCTTTTCAATGGAGGTCGGTTCAACGACGACCGGCAGTCGAAGTCGAGCTTCGACGTGTCAATAATCGGACGTGGGAGCTTTTCGCACCGTATCACTATATGACGGCCGACCTGCATAAGGCAGCCACATGCTGGTGCTTGTTCGTTGAAGGCTCGCCGGTTGCTTTTGCCGGCATTCTGCACCGACCGCACCCTAGGCGCGACAATATTAAAGGCGTCTCGCGCCTCGTGACATTGCCGGACTGGCAAGGGCTCGGTCTTGCGCTGGTCCTCGTTGATGAGCTGGGCGCATTGTATCGCGCGGCGGGGCTTGAGCTAAGAACGTACCCGGCGCACCCCGCGCTTGTTCGTTCGTTTGATCGCAGCCCGCGCTGGCGCCTTGAGAAGAAACCTGGGCAATTCTCGCCCGTGTCCCTGTCTCTGGCTGGCGTGCGAACGGGCGGACGACCCAATGCGGTTTTTGCTTATTGCGGGCCGGCGGCGGACGCCAACGCTGGGAAGCTAGCGCTCGCGGCTTAAATCTGCCGCGCGAGGTCTTGCAGAAGCGCGAGCCTGTCGGCCACCAATATCAGGATGCGCTCGCGATACTGGTCAGGCACTTCTCTCCCGCCTGCAGCCCATCGGCGGATGTTGCGCTTGTCGATGTCGAGCGCAATGGCAAGATCACCCTGCCATTGCGTTCCATACAGCGCCTCGCCAATGGCGCAGAAAAGAGCCGGTGACATTTAGAACCTTCGATGGTGTGAGCCGGCTCAATTGTCGTGCAGTCGGAGCTTGATGGCAATCAGGGTGGCGCTGGCAGGCCATAGCGATGTGGCGTTGGGAACATCGCGCGCCTTGACGAGCCGGTGACCGCGCACGGTAGCGCGCAGTCGTTTGCCGCTGTAGCCGTGCGAGAGCAACACAGGACGCCCTGCGGTGCATGTGTTCTCGTTCCACCGCGGCCCATACAGTCGATACTCGGTGCGTTTCTTGCCAGACTCGAAGGCGCGGAACCACTCGGTCTTGAGCGGGACAAACAACGGCTTTTGCGTGCTCATTCTGAGCGCCCAATCTGTACAATCCCACTCGCCTTGACCTTATCGTACGCGGCGAGAACGCGCGCCCCAAGATGGTCAAGATGTGATTTTTCACCCTCTACAGGGTCAACGCCTTCTGTCGCGCACATGGCGCGGAATAGATCATTGAGGCATGCAAGGTCGTCGACTGTGTAACCTTCAGTATTGTCGGCGCGGAAATAGTCGCGTGTCATGTCGTCCTTCAATTCCCAGCTCAAGCGCTGGCCTATTCCGCCCCGACATAGCCGGGGCGGTCAAGGGCAACGCTCAAGCTAGGCAGCCTCAATCCATACATCCGACTTCAGCGGCTTGCCGATGCGCCCCGCCTGGTAGGCGGCCGCTACAAGGACGCGCGTGGCAACACCCTGAGCTTCGCGCTTGCGCTTGTTGAGCCCAAACATGGCAGATGCCGGCACATAGACCAGCCCGCGCGACGGAATGGTTGCCATGATCTGCACGGCGCGTTGCGTGCCAAACTCCCATGCGAGATACATGGCCAGCGTGCTGCGCGTCGTTTTTACGCGATAGGACATTGTTCCTCCTCCAATCCAGCCCAAGCGCTGGCCAAGGCCGCAACCCGCGTGATGCGAGTGGCGGCTATGGGCAATGCTCAAGTCAGCAAATAGAGAATGATCGTTCCCCAAAGCGCGGCGATCGCCGCCGCGCCCGTAATGTTCAATGCGGCGTTATGCATGGCGGGCCGCCGCGATGTTTGATGCCTTGCGCTTTGCGGCACCATGGGCAGGGAAGCCGATAATCGCCGCGCGATTGCTGATCGCGCAGAGCTTGCAGGTCGCGCACGATACGCCATCGCGAATGGACGCCGGACACACAACCACCTTGCGGCCAGCTGGCGTCACGGTGTTTTCCGTTTGATCGGCCGGTAGGACGACAACCACGGGGCCGGCATCCAGATCGGCCAGCTGGTCGGCGTGCTCAAGATTGTTGCCGCTTAGATTGATCGTGAAACCGTTTGCGTTGGCGTCTCTAATCGCCTCGACATTCTGTGGTGTCGTGGGCTTGTGTGTGTAGGTGAACCCACGCTTGCCATTGTTCGCTGATACGAGCGAGGCAAGCGCGACAATATCGATGCTATCGCCGTGCCCAGGCAGGTCGCCTGCTTGATTGTGGCGCCACAGCTTACCCTCTGGCAGGTCGGCAATCTGGTCGACAAAGTCAGCCCACGGCATGCCGGCGAGACCTTGCGTTACCTTTCGCCAATGAATGGCAAGCGGCCCGCCTTTGGCATAGCAGCCCTCATTCATAAACGGGCACGCCGGCGAGCAGGTCGACGCGGTGGTGGTGGAGACGGGGATCGGTCCCGTCTTTTCGTTTCTTGATTTCAAAGTTAGATGGACTGTGAACATCGCGGGAAACCCCTTTTCGATAGCGAGGGAAGCCCCTTCGCTTGTTGACAAAAAAACAGTAGGACCTGGTTAGACGGCGCTCAAAGGAAAAGCCTCCAATTTCCTTTCGTTGTGCGTTCGTCGCGTCCAATAAAGTTGGGGTCCTTCCCAGGCCATCTGCTGGGGGTAATTCGACG